CACGTCGGCGATGAACCGGTTCTCCGTCAGGGTCCGCAGCCGCCGCTGCACGGCGGCCGGACTGCCGAGGAACCGGGAGATGGTGAGGTTGTCACCGGAGATGGTGGGGGCAGCCGGTGGATAGATGTGCGGCATATGTCTATTTCTCCCTTCCGGCTACCGGAACAGCAGAATGCGGACGAGGGCAGTGTCGACACCGGTCGTGAGAGCGACGCCGATCATCTTTTCGAAGGTGGCCGCGCCGATCGTGGCCACCGAGCCGTTGACCGAGCCGACGGTGACCGGGGTGCCGGCGACGATCGCGCCCTGGCTGACCAGGTCGTGGATGCCGCGGGACAGGACGGTGACCTTCCCGCCGGAGACCGCGTCGTGGCCGGCCACCCCGCACACCGAGCCGGCGCCGGCCGCGGTGGCGACCGCGACCGTTCCGGAGCCGGAGACCATCAGCACGTTGCCGCCGACGACCGTGCCGGAGGCCTGCAACGTGTAGAAGTGCCCCGGGAGGAAGACCGCGGTGTAGTCAGCCACGGGACGCACCCGCCTTCGAGCTGTTCGGGTACATCGCGTTGTAGACCATGTCGGTCTCGGTCTCGTCGCCCACGCCGGTGTAGCCGGACGCGCTGACCGGGATCGTGTTCTTGGCCAGCCGCTTGATCTCGTCCTCGGTGCCGTCCGGGTCGGTGGCCCACCGCAGCCGGTAGTGCTCCTCCCTGCTGGGCGGGAACTTCCCGTCCTTGATGGCCTGGGAGATGACCGTGTCGCACTCGGCTTCCCGCATCTTGCGGAACGCCTCGTCGCCGCGGGCGGCCTGCGCCTGCAGCTGCCGCAGGTGCGCGGGGTCCATGAGCACCGCGTCGGAGCCGGCGGACGGTGCGGTCACCTTCGGCGGCAGGGCATCGTCCCGCGCACCGCCACCGCCACTCTCGGGCGGGGGCTGGGTGGCCGGGGCGGGCGCCGGGACGTCGGCCGCCATCTTGGCGAGCACGTCGGCCTCGGGCGCGTCGGCCGGCAGGTCGTAGGCCTCGCGCAGCTTCGCGAGTCGGGCCGGGTCCATACCGGCTCCCTTCTGTGGGTTGGTGCTGCGCCCAGCCGACGTCGGTCCGGGCGGGGTAGGTCCGTGCGGGGTGGGCATGCCGCCGACGTTCGCGGCGGGGCGGGGCGGCGGGGCCTTATCACGGCCCGCGTAGGCGAATACCTTCAAGTCGAACCGGGCGCGGGCCTTCGGCTCGGCCGGCTGCTCATCGACCGTCTCGTCGGCGAGGCCGGCCTCGACCGCCTCCGCGGCCGTGTACCAGGTCTCCCGACCCATCGCCGCGCGCCAGTCGGCGACCTCGCCGCCGGCGCGGGAGGCGTAGATCCCGGCGACCGAATTGGACAGCTTGTCGAGGACATCGGCGAAGTCGGCCATGTCCTTCGCGTTGCCCATCGCGACCCCGGACGCGTCGTGGATCATCATCGTGGCGGCCCGGTTCATCCGCACGACGTCGCCGGACTGGGCGATGTACGACCCGGCGGACGCGGCGAGCGCGTCCACGACCACGGTCACCCTGGCCCGGTGGTCCTTCAGCGAGTTGTAGATCGCGATGCCGTCCCACGCGTCCCCACCCGGGGTGTTCAGGTGCAGGATGATCTCGTCGACGTCCAGCGCCTTGAGCTGCCGGGCGAACGACTTGGCGGACACGCCCTCGTCGAACCAGTCCGACCCGATCCGGTCGTATATCCACACCTCGGCCGTCTTCGGCTTGCCGGGCTCGTCCTTGGCCTGGATCCGGAACCAGTCACCGCCGACGGCGGCGGGCCGGTGCCGCAGCCGCTCCCGCAGGCTGTCGGGCAGCTCGGGGATGTCGGGCACGCGGTCAGCTCCCTTCGGGGACTGGTGGAGCCGGGGGTGGTGCGGGCGCCTTCGGCGGCATCCCGTACTGCTGGCGGAAGAACTCCTCCAACGTCCGGTCCGGGAAGATCGCGCCGGCGTCGATCAGCGCCTTGATCGCCTGCGCGGTCGCCGCCTGCCGGGTCCCGATCTCGTCGAACACGATCCGCGGCGCCGGCTCGTCCTCACCCCAGTTCACGTCGACCAGGTCCTCGACGACGTGCTGCGTCGCCGTGTCCGCGACCTGCTGCGCCAGCGTCTGCAGCGACAGGGTGAAGAAGTCCGCGAACGTCGTCCCCAACGCCCAACTGCCGGTCTGGGTGCCGAGGTTGAGGAAGTGCGCGAGGACAGCGCGGGCGATCTGCTCATCGTGGTAGCGGATTGCCGGATCGGCGTCGGGTAGGTCACCCTCGACACCCAGCAGTCGCATCTTCGCGCCGTGCGCCACCGCCGCCCCGGAGTTCTCCCCCGACCGCCACGCCTTCGCCATGGCAAGGCCAGTGTCGAGGTCATCCGCGGCCGGGTTCTCCGGCCCCTCGTACAGGGGCACACCCATGCCGTTGCGTTCGATCGTCTGCGCCTGCACCCGCAGCAGCCGGTCCTTAATCAGCCAATGCTTGTACGCCGGCCGCAGCAGACTGCGACCCAGCCAGTTCCCGCCCTCCCGGTCGTGGACGTAGGCGACGAGCCGGTCCACCGGGATCGGCTCCACCTGCCGGCCCGCTTTCGGCGACCACTGCGTCAACGACACCAGCCCGCCGTCGTCAGCGACCTCGAGCCGCTCGATCGTGCGGGGCATCAGCGGCAGCAGCTTCCGCAGGTGCGCCCGTCGGGCGTCCTCGGAGATGCGGTACCACTGCGCGAAGAACTGGTGCCCGAACGGCAGCATCAGCAACGCCAGCCGCAGGTGCTCCGGCCAGGAGAACCGGTCCCGGATCCGCGGCGGCGGCGGCGCGTCCGGCTGGCCCACGATCGGCAGGCTCAGATCCTGCGCGACATGCTCGACGACCTCGTCCCGGGCCCCGGCCGGCTCGACCCGCCACGGCGTCCGCCGCACCGGCAACGTCACCGCCCGCAAGACCGACGCCACCTGCGCGTCCTGAGACCGCATCGAGTCGTACACGGCGATCGACTCCGGCCACCGCAACTCCGGGGTCGGCTCCTCATCGAGAAGCTCCCACCAGCTGCCAGCCGACTTGCCGTAGCCGACCTCGGACACCGGAGCGGAAGCGGGCACGACACTCCTCCGGTGGTCAGATCACGGTCAGAACCCGGCACGCGCGAGGGGATGTGTCTCCCCCGCCACCGCTGACGTGAGCAACTTCGGGGCTGGCGCCGGCCCGAGCTCGTCCTCCAACGTCGACAACCCCCACAACGCCTCGGTCGCGGCGACCAGCGGCGCGATGTCCACCTCCGAACGACGCCGCGACCACGCCCACAGCCCGTCGCCGATGTCCCGCCGGCCAGCGCCCGCGATCGCCCGGGACAGCACCGGGTCAGCGAGATGCCGCACCGACCGCTCCCCCACCGCCGCAGCGAACGCCTCACACGCCTGCCCCAGATCCCGGGTCGTCAACTGTCGCGGCTCCACACCCGCCGCCAGCAGATCCGGCAACAGGGCACCCGCCGGCCCGCCCGGGTCCAGCACCCAGTCCAGCGGCGAATGCGCCGCCAGCTCCCGGCAGCGGCGCGGCACCCACGCCACGTCCCGGGCGTGCGCCACCACCTCCAGATGCGGCAGGCCATCCGGGCGGCGGATCGCCGCCACGATCGCCGCGCTGCGCGACCCCGGGGAACAGTCCACCGCCAGCACCGGCCGGCCCCGCGGCGCCGACGACAGGTCCACGCACTCCGCCCACGACTCGAGCGGCACCACCGTCACATCGACCGGGTCGTCCCACCAGCCGTACCGCTCCCGGCCGAACTCCTCCGGCGGCAACGCCCGCCGCTCGTTGCGGACGTAGGCGTAGGAAATCCGCCGCCCCAGCGCCGGATTCGCCGCCGGCCACAGCGCCTCGTCGTCCAGCACACAGCCCCCGACACCGACCGTATGTGGGCACTCCGCGCCCAACTCACAGCCCGGGTTGTCCCACGACCCCGGGCAGCAGTGCTCCACGTACACCAGCGACGGGTCCGCGCCGGCCCGGCCCCGATCCCGCAGGTCCCGCAGATGATCGGAGGCCCTGACCCCCGCCGACGCCCCGTAGTTGATCTGCGGGTCGCCCGTCACCGACCGGGCCGCCAACGTCGGGATCAACGCCCCCATCGACTCCGCCGACAGGTAGCCCGCCTCATCCATCACGATCCGCTTGCCGCCCAAGCCCCGACCGGAACCCTTCGACCGGGCGTGGAACTCCAGCCTCGCACCCGACGTGAGCTCGATGAACTCCTCACCATGCGACTCGCTGATCTTCCGCACCCGGCGGCCGAGCTCGTCGCAGCCCTCGATCAGCCCCAGGAAATCCGCGAACGCGTCCCGCGCCGTCCGGAACAGATGCGCCGTCCACATGACCTTGTCCGGGGGCAGCAGGAACAGGTCGAACAGCGTCACCGGCAGCAACTCGCCGGCCGTCTTCCCGTTCTGCCGCGCCTTCACCGTCACCGTCTCGAACGCCGCCCACCGCCCACCCGGGCCGTACGACAACATCGCGTCCACCGCCAGCACCTGCTCCGGGTCCAACTCCCGACCCGCCAGACGCATCAGGTCCACGGCCTCCGCGCCGTACGAACCCAGCCGCGGCGGCACCGACAGGTACGCCGGCCGCAGCAGCGTCTCAGGCACCCGCGGCCTTCTGCGCCCGCCTCCGGCCGATCTCGTCCAGCGCATCCCCCGACCGTGGCGCACCCGCCAGCGCCGCATCCAGCGTCGCCTGCAACTCCCGGGCCAGCGCCGCCGCCCCCGACGCCGTGTGCCCACCCGCCGCCAACGTCTCCGCCAACACCAACGCCAGCGCACCCCTCGGCGACGACTCCCGACCCGCCTCGCGCAACTGCGCCTCAACCGAGGCCACCAAACCGGTCCGTAACACCGCAGGGAGAGCAACCGGGGCCGACACTGACGGCTGCCGCGCCCGCCGCGCCTCCCTCGGCCGACACCCCTCACACCGCAGCCGAGGACGACCCGGCCCCGGCTTCTGCTCGAACTCGGCGCCGCAGACGCTGCACTTCCGCGCCATGGGCCGGCCTCCGAACAGCGATGTATAAGATGCGGTCGGGCGATGATCGGATTCCCCGACCATGGAGAGAGAAGAGGCCGACTGTCCCAGCGGTCTAGAGCCGATCTTGCTGGATTTTTTTGGGCCGACGCCGATGCATAATATGCATCGGCGCTGGTCAGGCGGGTTACCAGATGCGTGAGTGCTTGAGCGCCGCGTTCTTGCCGTTGATCACGGCAGCTCCCTTGCGGCCCCCGTCCGACCGGTTGCACTCGGCGTGCTCGGGTCCTGTCCAGCGGGTGCGCGCCTCGTCGTGGCCGAGGTCCCATGCTTGGCCGGGGAGGATGGCGCGGGTGGGCATGATACAGCGGACGGCGTGGCAGTCGGTGAGGCCGGCGTCGACTTTGGGTTGCCAGCGTCGGCGTTCCTGCTGGTGGCGGTAGTCGTAGCCACGGGCGGTGCTGGTCTTGCGGACGGCCACGTCAGCGCAGCACGTGGGTGGTGGACGTCAGCCACAAGGCGAGGCCGAGGGCGACGAGGACGGCGGCGCACAGGAAGCACACGAGGGCGAGGATCTGCGCCAGCGTCATAGCAACGCCTCCCTACGGCAGGGCCAGCGTGGCCCTGCTGGTCTGGTTGACTACAGATGCGGACTGAGCCGCTCGATGCGAGTGGGGTAGGCCCGCGCTCCGTCCCCGGGTCGTCTGTCGTTGGAAACAACGTCACCCGCAGTACGCGGCTTAAGCCGGCCCGGGGACGTTCCCCTTAGAGCTGGCTCGTCAGGTCGACCACGATGCCATTGGTCACGTCCTCGTAGACGGCGCTGTCCCACACGACGGTCATGGGTGGGCTGCACGGCGGCTGGAACACGGCGGTCACGGACAGCGTGCCCTCGGCCTTGCCGTTCTGGACGGGCACGGTTGCGTCAGCGCCGAAGGTCGCCTTGTTGCCGGCCTGCGGGTCCTTGCCGCCGGGGTTCTGGCAGTGCGCGGTGGCGGTGACCTGCACGGCGATCTGGGTTTCGTCGCCGAGCCCGGCTTCCTTGAACGCGACGGTGAGGGTGGCGCCGTCGACGGTTGCGGTGACCTTGGTGTCGGGGACGTGGGGTGAGCCGGCCGAAGCGGTCCCGGACCAGCCGAACACGACAGCGGCAGCGGCGGCCAGGGTGAGGGCGGTGCGGCGCACAGCGGGCTCCTTACGGGAAGAGGTCTCGGGGTAGGGGATGCAGTGCAGCGCCGCAGCGGACACGCCGGCCACGACAGCGGCGTACAGGACCACGCCGAGGACGTCAGTCGCCACGACTCACCCCTTGACAATGTCAGACGTTGTCGTGTATCGTCATGCACATGACGAGGAGCCAGCGCACCGTCCCCAACGCCGCAGAACCGACCGTCATCCACGCCCCGGTGAGTGAGCGCATGACGGTGACAGTGGATGTGCTCACGCACAATGGCGCCGACCTGCTGCGCCGGCTGTACGCCCGAGCGCAGACCGGCACCGACCGCGGCGACTGGACCAGCTTCTACGGGGCCGCCCAGATGTACGCCCACATCTACAGCCTGGACATTGGCGCTGTTGTTGACGCGATCGAGAGCCTCGATGAGTGAGCGCACCCAGATCGCTGTGCGGCTGTCCGACGCTGTCATCGCAGCACTCGACGAACGAGCCGCACGGGAACGACGTACGCGGTCCGACGTGCTACGGCTGATCCTGGAGGATGCGCTGCTGCCCAAGCCGCAAGCCACAACGCAGCCGCGCAGCACGCGGATCGGAGGACGACGGTGACGACGGAGACGACGGAGCAGTGCGCGATCTGCGGACTCGTCGCCAACGTGGACCCCAGCCTGCACCGGCAGCGGTACCGGCACACGCCGGAGGTGTGGCGAGATGGGCGCCGGCTGCGCTTCGACTGGCACACCTACACGTTCCGCATCGCAGTCGCAGCACGGTGACCGTGCGCCGCGCTACCCCGAAGGAGGAGCAGCGATGACGGACCTGGCCATCGTGGCTTTTCCGGCGTCCATCTTCCGCCGCGTCGAGTATCTCCGCGTGCACATGTCCGACGGCCTGTCCGAAGCCAAGGAACGGCTCACCGCCGACGACTGGCGCATGTTGCAAGAGCGGAACCGCGGTTACAGCGACGCCATCTCCGATGTCCTAGACATCATGCGGTCGCTCACCATGGAGCACCCGGCGGCTGCTTCGGCGGGGCAGGAGCGGGACGGTCAGAAGTAGGTGACGTCCACGTCCACCGTCGAGTCGTCCACCCGGAACAGCAACCCGGCCGCGTGGTTGCGGACCTGAACCTGCACGACCACGGCGCATCCGGCGAGCACACTGCACGGACCCACCACGCCGGTGCGGGTGAACGAGTTCGACTCCCAGTCGGCGGCGTCCGGGTTGCTCTTGGCCCACGCGAAGGAGTCCGGCTCGGGCGCGTTGGGCTGCCCTTCCACACCCCGGTACAGCACCCGTCCCAGGCACCACTGCCCCGCGGCGCCGGTGCAGGTGAGCTCGGCGTCGACGCGGGTCACGAACAGGGCACGGCGGCCGTAGGGCAGGCGGATGGTGGTGGTGCCGCAGTCCATCGGCGCGTACGCGGTGCCCGAGTAGAGGCCGGGGCTGTTGTTGGTGACGACCCGGCGCTGCCCGGCGGCGTTGGCGGCAGCGAACGTCGTACACACCGGGGCTGCGACCGCCTCGGGGGCGGCCTGCGTGTCGGGTTTCGGTGGGGCAGCGGACGCGCCGGCGGCTGCCGCGAGCAAGGCCGCGGTCGCGGCGAGGAGGGCGAGCGCCGACCTGATCCGGATCACTGACACGTGGTCCCTTCGCTGGAATTGTCGTGGCGGGGGCGGGACTTGAACCCGCGACCTTCGGGTTATGAGCCCGACGCGCTTCCGAGCTGCGCTACCCCGCTCCGGGCATGCGTCGCACGGGGGGCAGATTACGCCGAACGGACGCAGCCGGGCAACGACCCGCCGCGATCACTCCCCCGCTGCTCTCGCCGGCCGGACAATATGATCCGGGCGGACACAATCCCACCGCCCACACGACCTCGCTTGGGCCGGGCCGGGGACGTCGGCGGCGGCTCCCTGCCACAGCCAGCAGCCGCCGGGGATCCGGTACACCCGCGCCGCCCGACGCGCCGGCAACACGTCGGCCAGGGTGGCCGCGTGTCGGATCCGGTCGGCGAGCCAGTCCCATTCTGACCACGGCCACGCCGGCCGGCCACGCCAGCGTTCGCCGCAGTCCCGGTCCGGCGGCTCGCACACCCGGACGGATTCGCACACGACCAGCGGCCCCGACCTGGGCGCCGGCGTCTCGGCGTCGTCGTCGGGGACGCGGATGACCAGGGCACGGGGTTGGGCGCACCACGGGCAGTCGGCGTCGAGCCGCTGCCCGTCGCGGACCAGCCGGAGCACGGTGGCGGTGTCCGCGGCCAGGTCCGCGAGGTCGCGGCCGACCCGGTCGGCGGTCTCCCAGCCGACCGCGTGCAGGTACTCGGCGAGCAGGGCCAGGTAGGGGCGGGGGTCGGCGTACGCGGACAGGGGCGGCAGCAGTGGGTCGGCGCCAGCTTCGGCGGCGGCGAGGGACGCCCACCCGTCCGCGGCCTGGGTGAGCTGGGCGAGGACGTCGAGGACGTCGACGTGGACCGGGGCCTCCGACTCGCCGGGTGCATCCTCGGCCCGGTCGTGCCGTTCGAGGCGGGCGAGGGCGTCGAGCTGCGCGCGGCGTTCGGGGCTTAGGTCGGTCTGCCGCCACGGCCTCGCGGTGCCGGGGAGCCGCTCCTCGACCAGGTGCGGCCAGTGTTCGACGAGGAACGCGATGTCGGCGCGGGTCCTGGTCAGCCGGTCGGTCATGAGTTGATCCTCCCGTCGTCGACCCATGGCAGCCGCAACCCGTCGCTGGGGCGCCGCGGTACGACGTGGACGTGTAGGTGGAACACCGACTGCGTAGCCGCCGCGCCGACGGACGTGATCAGGTTGCACTCGCCGGCCTCCCGTGCCAGCAGCGCGGCGACCCGGTAGGTGTCGGCCGTGACCGCCGGGTCCACGCGAGCGTCAGTGACATGCCGTTTCGGCACGACCAGCAGATGCCCAGGCACCACCGGCCCCAGCGGCTCGAACGACACAACCGAGCCCCAGTCGCGGACCGGCCGGTCTGTGGGGCCGTCGCAGAACGGGCAGCCGCGGCTCACCGGCGCACCCCCAGCGACGCCCGGAGCAGGCGACCGCCCTCGACGTCGCTCAGGAGTCCGCCGACCGGCAGGCAGCCCCGGTCGCAGCGCATCCCCTCCACAGCCCCCCACAGCCTGCACAGCATCGGCCGGACCTCGTAGACGGTGCACCGGCCGACCAGGGACAGCGCCGGGCACATGCCGCGACCCGTTCCCGTTCCCGCTCGCCCATCTCGACGGGGCCGCAGGACCGCCAGCAGGAGCCGTCGCAGCCGTCCATGTCGGGGACTTGCGCGTACAGCGCCTCCAGTTGCCGGTCGGCCCGCTTGGCGCGAGGAGTCGCCGACCGGGCCGTCACGACGAGCCCTCCCGGTAGCGCACGGCGAAGCCCGGGATGCCGAGGCCGAAGTCCGGGTCCGACGACGCGGGCCGCAGCGGCGCATGCAGCTCGGTCTCATCGACCGAGCACGCCGGCCGGTTCGGCAGCACCCCCGCGGGAACGCCGACCCACCGGAACGGCTCGCCGCAGTCAGCGCACATCACCCGGATGTCCGCCGTGTAGCCGGTCACTGGCCCGTCGTCGGTGGCGGTGAGCCGGTTGACGCCGACCTCGGCGGCGAACTGCTCGTGCGGGCAGGCCCGGTCCGGGTCGACGCCGTAGGCGGTCACAGGTCACCCGCCGCCGCGCACACCCGGCACAGCGCCGTCCCGTCCACGGTCTCCAGCGGCACCCCGTACGCCCAGCAGCCGGCGCAGCGGGGCGTCGGCCCCCGCGCCTGGCGCCGCGCTTGGACCGTCGCCCTCGACCGCTCGGCGGCCGTGTCCGACACCGCCCGGGCCATCCGACGGCCCGTCTGCAACCGCACGCTCATGCGGTCCACCGCTTCGTCGGGATCCCGGCGCGCTCGGCGAGGTCGGCGCAGTGGGTCGCGCCCTTGCTGCCGTTACGGATGAACGCCAGGCACAGATCCGCGCCGGCTTGCACCATCTGAGCGTTCCGGATCGGCCCCGCAGCCCGCCCATGCCAGCGCCAGTCGGCTGGATGCGGCTCCTCGACCAGATGCCGCGCGGACGCCTCAAGGTGCGCGGCCATGTCAGCGCACCACTCGGCCGCGTGCCGGTCCGCCCCGTCCGGGCACGCGCCATGCACCACCGTCAGCGACCGGTGAGGCCCCCACGCGATCCCGTCGAGCGCTTCCCAGATGGCCTGCCAGTCGTCCCAGGTTCGGGAACCGGTGACGAGCACGCGGTAACTCACCACGGCCCCCTCTCGGCCAGGGCCACGGCCAGCCGCCGCCCATCCTCCGTCGACGGGTACGGGGCGTCGAAGCAGCCGCCGCAGGGGCCGACGACGTGCGGCAGCCCCCATCCCAGGACACGCCGCCAGCCGCACATCAGGCACGGCAGCGACGTGCCCGCCGGTAGCAGGGTCGCCGGCCCGGCGTCCTTGCCCACGGCAGGCTCCTCCGACGACGCGGCGACGCTCACAGCCTCGGCACGGCCCCGCCATGCTTTCCAGCGCGGACTCATTGCGGCGCGTATTCGTATTCGGTCGTGTACTTGGCTCGGGTGATGTGGCCGGTGAGGCGCGAGTGCCGGGTGGACGTCGCTATCGCGCAATCACCTGTCCAAGTCAGGTCGCAGCCGATGCACCTAGCCTCGCCTGTCGCGCCTATTGTGCGTCGGGCGAAGACCGGACGCGCGGTGGGTGCCTCGGTGGTCGTCATTCGTATTCTCCCCCATTCTTGGTGATCAACGTTCGGCCGGCTCGCTCCTCGCGTTGCCCAGCCCCGGGCCGTGCGCCTCCTGCGCGCGCTACGCGCAGGGCCCGAAGGGCCAAGGGGTGAGTCAGCATGATCAAGTCCCGGCCATCGTCTGTTTCCGCAGGTCGCAGGCCGTCCACTTCGGACGGTGAGTCAGCGGGTAAGATCACGGTTGACTCACCGGGCACGTCGGCGGGGTATCCGCGCAGGTCGGGCGGGGAGTAGGCGTGAGTCAGCAGGGGTGAGTCAGCACCGTGAGTCAGATGAGTCAACACGTCAGGCCGCATCCCCGGGTAGCTCGTGGTTGATCTTGTCCCACTCGTCCCGGTGCCGCGCGGTGGCCCGCTGCACCCGGTTCCGGTCGACCCCGAGAATCTCCGCGAGTTCGCGCCCACTCATCTCCGCCCGGAATTCCCGGCGGGCCTGGACAATGCGCGTCCAGAGCACCTCCGCTGCGTCGGTCTCGGGTGTCCACGGCCACTCCCCGCCTCTCTTGAGCTGCACCGGCCATTCCCGTTCGTCGCGTGGGCCGCGCCAGTGGTCGACCTCCCCGTCGTCGCCGAGGTAGATCCCGAATTCGGGCCAGCGCAGCCACAGTGAGGCGCCAAATGGTCGGCGTGGCCTTCTCCGCTGACCATTGCTGGCGTGTGGGGTGTGAGTTTCGATGAATATGGCGCAGCCGGTGTTGCGTATGGCGTCGAGCGCCCGGGACACGGGCTTCGCGGTTTTCTCTTCGATGGGGTCGCCGGAGGCCATGCGGTAGATGGGGCCGGTGATGAGCAGGTCGGGTCGGCAGGAGCCGACGGCGCGGAGGAACCAGTCGTGGTCGTCGCGGTCGAGGAGGTCGACACCACCCGGGCGGACCTCGACTCGGAGCCGGTCGGGGTCGAGCAGTTCGCCGGCTTGGAGCCGGAGCGGGCGGAGTTTGCGGCGGGACTGGCGTTCGGAGTTCTCCAGGTCGACGAGCAGGACGCGGACGGGGTCGGTCTTGTCGCCGGTGAACGGGTGGAGGCCGGCGGCGGCCATGACGGCGAGCTGCCGGGCGAAGGTGGACTTGCCTCCGCCTTCCGGTCCGGTGAGCATGATCCGGTCGTGGCGTTCGAGGAGGCCGGGGATGACCCAGTCGTAGGCCTGGTCGTCGTCGCTGGCGAGGAACTCATCGATGGTGCGGACGTGCAGCCGCTCGGCTGGCCGGGCGACGGCGGTCTCGGTGTCGATGAGCTCGCGCATGGCGGTGCCGAGGACGTCATCGAGGTCGGCGCCGGCTTCGGTGGCGCTGTAGCCGATCTGCGCGAGCCGTTCGCCGGTCTGGATGACTCGGCGGAGTCGGGCGTGCTGGGCGACGATCTCGGCGTAGTAGCCGGCGTTGGCGACGCTGGGGACCGCAGTGGTGAGGGTGTGCAGGTAGGGGCCACCGCCGATGCGGCTGAGCTGGCCGGCGCGGGTGATCTCAGCGCCGACGGCGACGGTGTCGGTGGGTTTCCCGGCGGCGTGCAGGCCGAGGATGGTGCGGTAGATGGTCTGGTGGGCGGGCCGGTAGAAGTCTTCGGCGCGCAGTTGTGTGGTGACGGTTGCGATGGCCGCGGGGGCGAGGAGCATCGCGCCGAGCACGGCCTGTTCGGCGGCGTGGTCGTGCGGGGGTTGCTGGCCGGGCGCCGGGTCGGTGCCGGGGCGGCCAGTGTCGGTGTCGTGGTGGTCATTGCCTGGCCTTGCCACGCTCAGCCCGCAGCGGCGTTGAAGTGACGCGGCATGTGTCTCCCGTCGACGTATGTGACTCGACGGGGGAACCGGTAGAATGCCTACCAGGCGTCGGGATCACGCTGCGGTCGTGTCCTTTCGCCGAGCCCCCGAGTTCGATGCTCGGGGGCTCAGCTTTGCACTGGCAGTCTACGCCTTTCCACGGTTTCCTGGCGCCGTCGAGAATGTGCGACAGCGGCCAAGCGGTCCACAATTCCGGCCGGTTATCCACAGGTCTGTCCACAGGCAATCCACAGGCCAGCGCGGGGTTATTCACCGCGTTATCCACAGCGAGGCCGCTGTAGGTCAGATCGTCGAGTAGTCGGCGGCGGCTGTTGTGGTCGTCGCCTGCCCCTGTGCCCCCGGGCTGGGTCATGGCGACTCCGAGGCGAACAGTGAGCCCTGGTCGAGCCGGCGGGCGATCACGTCGCAGTACCGCTCGTCGGCTTCGATGCCGATGGCGGAGCGGCCGGAGTCGCGGGCTGCGACGAGCGTGGAGCCGCTGCCGGCGAACGGATCGAGGACAACGCTATCGGGGCCGGGTGGGCAGGCGTAGGCGATGAGCGGGTCGAGGATGCTGGTGGGCTTCTCCGTCGGATGGAGGCGGCTGGGCGAGTGCCAGAGTCCAACCGCCGAGATCACCGAGTGCATGAGCCGGCTTCCATCGTCGGTCCAGGACCCATCGCCGTTGCGCCCTAGGTGATGACTGTTCGCGCGGCCCTGCTTGTGGGCTCGCCGGGTCAGCACGCCCGTAGCGATCCGCTGCGGCTGCCGATACACGTCTTCCCAGCGGCCTTGATACCAATGAGACATCAATTCATGTACGCGAACGAAGCGGTCAGCCGCGAAGCTTGTCCCATTCGGTTTCTGCCAGATTGAGGCGTCAACTGCGAACTCGCCGATCGTGTCCTGGCTGAGCTTCCAGCCAGTGAAGTCGTCGCGGCGGTCGAGGAACATCCGCAGCGACCCGAAGCACCACATGGACCGGGTGACTTGTGCGGCCACAGCGGGCCAGCCGTCGGGCCACCGGTCCCACGGGAGGGAGGTCTCTCCGTAGGGCGGGTCGGCGATGATGCAGTCCACTGTGGATAGGCCGGGCATGATCTCCCGGCAGTCGCCCAGATACAGCCGGACCCGGCCGTCGTCGCTCTCGTAGTAGGGAGTCACGAGACGTCTTCCGAGTCGAAGAGAGATCGCTGCCGCGCCGTGTCGAGCGGGCGGTTGGACCACAACACCTCGGTCCGGTTCTCCCAGGTGCCGCCCTGGCCGGTGCTCGCGGGGAACGTCACGCGGTGCCAGTCGGGGTACAGCTGCTCGTCGTACAGCGGCGAGGGGTAGCCAGACAGGACGACTGCGGCCCGGGCCCCACGCAACGCCTCGGCCAGTTCGCGGTGTTCGGCCTCAGTCTTCAGTTCGTGGCGGTAGGCGTCTTTGCCGTAGGTACCCGGTCGGGTTGAGCCGAGGTACGGCGGGTCGACGTAGAGCAGCGCCGCAGGCTCCCGGCCGTATTTGACGATCAGGTCGAGCGCGGCCACGGATTCCAGCGTCACCCCGGCCAGCCGTTCCGCTGCCGGGCACATCCGCCCGACGTAGCCAGCGAGGTAGTCGGGCATCGACGAGGACGAGCCGGCGGGGTTGACGTAGTGCCGCCAGCCGGACGCCCGGAGCACGCCGGCCCGGCCCTGGTTGAGGCACACCCAGACGCGCCGGGCGGTCTCCAGGTCGTCGACGGGCTCGCGGTTGGGGTCGCGGATCCAGACTGAGCACGCCCGGTATTCGGCGCGGGAGTGCGGGGTCAGGGCGGCCCGGGTCGCCAGTTCGTCGGGGCGGTCACGGAGCACGCGCCAGAAGGTCATGAGGTCGCCGTCCAAGTCGGACACTGTCTCCATCGCCGATCGGGGTTTGGCGAGGAGGACGGCGAGCGAGCCGGCGTAGGGCTCGAGGTAGTGCTCGTGCGCTGGGAGGAGCCGGGCGATGTCCGGGCCGAGGGTGACCTTGCCGCCGAAGTAGCAGATCGGGGGTTTCACGTGACCTCCCGCGTCGCTTGCCTTGGCGGCGAGGAAGTCGCCGTAGGACTGCGGCTGGGCGGCGGTCACGGTCCGGCCTCGAACAGGCTGGGCTGCCGGTCGTCGCTGGGCGCGCATTCGTGTGGGTGGTGCCCGCGTTGTCCGGCGCGGATGTCGGCGCCGGTGATGGCGCGGCAGCCGCGGCCGTCGGCCTGGATGACCCAGGTGCCGGACCAGCTGTCGACGGTGTCGAGCCGGCGTTGGACCCCTGCCTCGTCGAGGAGGAGGTAGGTGGTGGCCCCGCACTGGCATTGCCCCACGACGCTCATGTCGGCCCTCCCAGTGTGCTGATGGTGATGCGGGCGCCGAGCGCGTCGAGCGCTTCGGGGTCCTCACCGGCCCAGACCTTGGCGAGCCGGGTGTAGTCGACGATCCGCGCGTCGTCGCGGTAGACGGCGGCGGCAGTCAGTGCGTCCTCAGTGGACCGGGCAAGCTTGGAGACGTCGGGGTAGCCGATGGGCCGCGGCGGTGCCGCGGCCCGGAGTAGGTGCGCGTTGCGGCCGGTGCGGTAGTGGGAGCGAGGCCGGACGAACGTGAACACCATGCGGGCGGTGACGGCCTCGTCCCACGTGATCTGGGCGTCCTCGCGGCGGGCGCGGAGGGCGGCGAGCTTGACAGCCTCCCGCCAGGGTTCGACCTTGGCGGAGGACTCGACCATGCGGGGCCGGCCGTCGGCGAAGCGGCCCTGCGGTCTCTTCGAGCCCTGCGGACCGGGGTCGCCGTAGACGACGACGGTCAGCGCGCTTGCCGGCGGGACTGGTGCCGGGGTGTGGTCGACGCCGAGTGGAAGGGTCACGTCGCCGGGTCCTGTCCGTCGAGGGCGGCGCGGACCTTGCCGACCCACTCGGGTACGGGCAGAGGATCGGCCCACCGCAGTGCGCCGTGCTCTGCCTTCTCGCACAGCGCCCGGACGGCCTGCTCCCGCTTCTGCAAGCGGTCCCGTTCGGCGGTGAGGTGGTCGAGTTGCTCGAGCAGGTAGACGTAGTCGGCGTCGTCGGGGAGACCGGCTGCTGCCGCGCGGATCTGGTCGAGCCGGTCCCGTCCGTCCACGGTGGTCACTGCTAGCTCCCGGTACGTTTCGTGGCCGGCACCCGCCCGGGCGTCGGTGTCCTGCGGGCGGGTGCCGGTGGCTGGGCCGGCACCCGCGTCGGGTCGGGGACGCGGGTGCCGGGGCTGGTGGGGAGGACGCTGCTCATGGCGAACGGCAGCTGGTCGCGGAGTTTGCGGTGGGCTTCGGTGGGCATGTCAGCCATCCGGGGTCACCGCCTGGCGGGGGGCGCCGAGGTAGGCGCGGACGGCGTCAGCGGCGGCGGTGAGGTCGGCGCAGGGCCAGAGCTCAACGCAGTAGGTGCACTCCTCGCGAGGCCGGCCCAGCCAGTCGACGCACTGCTCGTGGTCGGCGTGTCGTTCGGCGATGCCCCGCCACAGCGCGACCTCGGCGAGCGCGTGCGCCGGGTTGGCCTCGGCAGCGATGTGGTCGGCCTCTTCCTGGTACACGGTTTCGGCGATCGTCCGCAGGGTGCCGTCGGCGAAGTCGGGGCCGTAGACCACTTCGCCTTCTGTCGACCACGGCGCCTTGCTGATCCGAAGCACAGCCTTCGCCCGCTGCTCGCGCAGGTCGCAGCCGGCGAGGATGCCGGCGGTCAGGTCCCCCGCGTCGAGCAGGGCCACGATGTCAGCGGTCATCGGCGCGGCCCTTCGGGGTTGGTGCCGAGCCGGGCGCGGATGCGGCAGACGTGCCGTCCGGTGATGCCGAGGAGCCGGGCGATGTGGGCGGCGGAGCGGCCGGCGGCGGTGAGCCGGCGGACGACGGCGTCGCGTTCGGCGTCGTTCAGCATGACGGGGTGGCCGGCGATGGCCCGGTCGACGGCGACCGGGTCGACATCGGGGGTCTGGAGCGCGGCGGTCATCACGCCACCGGCGGCGGGGTGGTGTCGTCCCAGTCGGGCTCCGGTTCGGCGAACTCGGGCCGGGCGGCGGCCTGGTGCCGGGCGTTGGCCTCGTGCGGCCCCGACCCGGGCACGTTGTCGTCGGCCGGCGGCGCGTCCACAGTGGACCGGTCCTCGCCGCCGCCGCCGATGCCGTACTCGTCGGCGAACTCGACCAGGTGGACGAGCGCCGCACCCCGCGGCCCGGCGGGGGCCTCCCGGCCGAAGTAGTGCTCCCACAGTGCCCGCGGCGATTCGCCTTCTGCGGCCAGCTCGGTCTCGCACCAGTGCAGGACGTCGGCTTCGAGCGCGGTGCGGCGGGCGGCGTCCCCGGCCGGTTCCCCGTCGGGGAATGGGATCTGCCCGACCTGCGCGGCGAGCAGTTCGGCGAGCTGCTCAGCGGCGGCGGTCTGGTCGTCAACGGTGGCGATGGCGCGGACCTTGAGGACGGCGATGTCGGCCTTCTCGTCGTCGTTGTGTTCGAGCTTCTTCCGGCCGAGGCGGACGAGGACGTAGATGTCGGCGGGTTCGTCTGCGAGGAAGTGGCGGCCGTCGAGGGCGACGTTGGCGCCGTCGGGGAACCCGGCGTTGAGCCGGAACGGTGGGCGGGCGATCCGGTCAGCCATTGGTGTCCTCCATGGAGATGGACAGGGCCCGGGCGGCGGCGCGGCCGTCGTCGGTGAGCCGGATGAGGGTGCCGAGGCCGCGGCGGACCTGCCGGGTGGCGTAGCCGCGCCGGTGGAGGGCGGTGCCGGCGTTGCCGGCGATGACCCCCCGGGCGGGGTCGTTGACCCGCTGGGTGTAGCAGGGCCGGCTGGTGGTTTCGGCGGCGAGGAGGATCCGCAGGGCCTGGCGGAGGCTGTCGCTCATGTTCTCGGGCCGGCGGAGGTCGGCTCGGCTGCTGTAGCGGGTGGAGTGGCTCACCGGGTCACGACCGCGAGCAGGGCGACGAGGAGCCAGGTGCCGGCGGCGATGGCGGCGAGTGCGGCGATGGCGAGGGCGGCGGCCCGGCGGGTGCGGGTGGCGCGGTGCATCACTGCTCACCGCCGGTGCCGGTCAGGTTGCGGATGGCCGCCGCGGCCCGCAGTTCGCGGCCACCGTTGATGTGTTCGGCGATCGCGAGTGGACGGTCCTCGGCGGCGGCGTTCGCGATGGCCTGGACGATCTGGACGATGCGGTGCACCTCGTCGGCGGTCAGGTCGTCGGAGGAGTCGACGGCCCGGCCGGCGAAGTCGGACAGGAACGCGAGCTTGTCGTCGCGTTTCTTGGCGCCGTTGAGGTCGATCAGCGGCCCGGACAGCATCGCGTGCAGCCGGTTCCGTTCGCGGCGTTCGTCCGCGCCCACGGCCGGTTTCGCCGCCGGCTCGGTGGTGCCGGGGGAGGCCGCAGTTCCAGCCGTTTCCGCGCTCGCCGTCGGCTCCGGCCGGTCGCCGGTCGGCTGCGACGTCCCCACCGCTGAGTGGGACACCTCCCCCGGCTGCTCGGGGGGCCGGGCCGAGCCGACGATCTCGTCGGCGGTCACGGTCGATGGCGGAAACTCCTCGTCGCGGCTGACCTCACCCCGCTGGATCGACTGGTAGATCACGCCGAGTTGCGCGATGTCGTGCTCGGTCCACTTCGCCGACGACCGGCCGAGTTTGCGGGCGACGTCGTCCTCGGAGACCGGGTTCGGTGCGAGCGCGGCGAACTTCGCCAGCGCGTCGGAGATCCGCCTCGGCAGCGGCACCCCGCCGCCGTCCCGGATCGTCTTGGTGCACAACTCCTTCGCCTCCTCGGTGAACCAGGGCGGGAGGATCCCGAAGATGCACTCGCGGACCCGGCGGGCGCCGGCGTTGGCGTTGTTCTCGTAGACGTCGCGCATGTCGACGAGCCGTTCCGGCCCACCCTTCTTGTCCCGCATGTGCGGCACGATGAAGATCGTCGCGGCGCGGGCGTTGGTCTCCAGGTCCCACGCGAACGCCTGCATCTCCGACTGGCCGAGCACGTCGTCGCGGGACAGCTCGGACACCCCGTATTGGATGTTGCCCCAGCAGCGGGCCAACTCGCGGGCGAGGTACACCGACGGGCCGGAGATGGTCGAGCCGGCGCGGGGGAACCGGAAGAACGACCGCTCGGCGAGCTGCGGCATCTGGCACGACTGCCGCATGGCGCGCATCGCCGCCTGGATATCGCGGGGGCACTGCTGGGCGACGACGATCGCGGCCTGCACCTCGGCGACCGCGCGGGACTGCTCGATCATGGTCGCCTGGCCGAGCCGACGCGCCGGCAGGGAAACGGGCTCGGTCATGCGCTCTCCTCCAGTTGGTACAACGCCCATCGGGGTAGCGACAGCGGCAAGACGCGGCCGTCGGAGTAGTCGGGCCAGTGCCCGGCCGCGCGGCAGCGACGGTAGGTGTGGACGGCCTCGCGGTTGCGCAGTTCTCCGACGGCGAGTGCCTCCCGATCCGGCTCGCACACCGTGATCAGGTACGGCGGGTCCTTCTGCTGGAACACGAACACGAACGCGGCTTCGTCGGCGAGGCCGAGCACCCGCACTGCGTCGAGGTACCAGGCCGCCTGCATGTAGTAGCCGTAGTCGGCCATGGCCTTCGCGCACGCCGCCGGTTCGGCGGAGCGGCAGGTCTTGTAGTCAGGCACGATGAGCCGGCCGGACCCGGACCACCTGGGGAACCAGTCGACGCGGGCGCGTCGCCAGATCAGGGTGTTCGGCCGGTCGCCGTCGGTCCAGAACATGCTCTGTTCGGGGTCGCCGGGCGCGGTGAACAGCGCACCAGCGATGGGGTGCGCGCGGAGCGCGGCGGCCATCTCCTCGACGACGGTGTACTCGGGCGCGAGCAGCGGCACCTGCCCGGCGGCGTAGGCGGCGTCGCGGCGTTCCCGGGCGTCCTTGGTGCGCCAGTCGTCGTAGTCCACCGCGACGATCTCGGGGCCGATGCCGAGCACCAGCCGGTGCGCAGCGTGCCCGAAGTCGAAGGCGCGCTGCGGCGGTTGGCCGTGGTCGGCCCACCACCGGAACAGCGCGGGGCAGGAGGGCGGGAGGAGTTTGCGGGCGCCGGTCGAGGACAGGGACCCACCGGCTACCGGGTCGGCGTGGTAGACGTCGTCGGGCATGCCGTCGTAGACGCCGGGCTCGGTGACGACGAACGCGCTCATCACGCACCGTCCACTTCGGACGCGGCATCATCACGTGTGGCCGGCGGCGTCTCCGCACCCGCGCTTCCCCACGCGGGGTCCACCGGCGACGCCGCCGGGGCTGGGTAGTGCCGCTGCTGCCGCCGCAGCCACCATCCGACGAGCGGGCCGAGGATGAGCGCGGCGGCGTACCAGGCGGCGACAATGAGGGCGAGCTGCGCGGCGGGGTTCACCGGGCACCGTCCGAAGTGGACCGGGCGATGCGCGCGGCGAGACGCAGCCCACCTTCGAACGTCAACTGCTGGGCGCCGGCAGGTTTCGCGGCGCTGATCCGCCGAGCGATCCGTTCGCGTTCGTCGGCCCGCCACTTCTCCTCGAAGTACGCCATGTCGCCACGGCCCCGCTCCTCCCCCTCGGTGCTGGCCTTAGCCAGCAAGGCGGCGACGGGGGCGGTCAGGGCGCCGAGGATCGCTGCGGCCAACATCCCGCGGTACTCCAGCGGGATCAGGTCAGCCCATTCCTCGTCGCCGAACACGTCGACGATGGCCGACACCCCGGCACCGCCCAGCAGGGTCGCCGCTGTGGGCTCGCTCACGACGCACCTCCGTCCTGTGTGGACTGTCCGGCGCTGACGTCCTGCCGGGCGGCGGCGAGCAGGTCAGGGTCGATGACGTCGATCGCAAGGCAGGCCGTGCACGCACCCCGTTCGCCCGCGTCGGCGTGGCTGCCGTCGAGGACGTCGACCACCGCGCCGAGCTGGGCGGCGAGCAGGTCCCGCTCGTCGGTGACCGTCCGCAGCGCGCGGTCGGCGGCTGCGGTGGCGTGGTCGGCGCGGCGGACAGCGGCGGACCGGCGGCGGAAGTACCGGCGGTCGGACGGGGCGCCCTGGTCAAGGTCATCGGCCATCGCGCGCCCTCCCACCGCAGGTGGCGCACTGCACGGCTGGCGCCACGTCGACTTCCTCGACTCGTCCAGCGAAGCGATGCCGGCCGTTGCGGAACCGCCGATACGTGCCCGTGAAGCGGTACAGCCCGCCGGGTTTCGTGGCCTGGTCGAGCTGCCACTCCTGTAGCGCGTCGTAGAACCACGGGGAGTCCGGCAGGTCGGTGAAGTTCGCGCGCAGCAGGACGAGATCACCCCACTCGCCCTCAGCGAAGAGGATCGTCCCCGGGTACGCCCGTCCTGGCTCTGGCGCAAGGTGGCCCCACGTCTCCTTCTCGACCCGCGCGGCCTTCCGTTCGGCGTACACGTCGATCAGCGTCATCGCTGCTCCTCCAGGTGCCCGGCGAGCTGGGCGCGGAGGTCGTCGACGCGGACACCGGCCGCCCCCACCGGGTCGGTGCCGTACGGCTCCCGCCAGGAGTCAAGGGCCGCGCGGGCGGTCCACTCGTCGTCGGCGCCGGCCAGGTCGGCGAGTTCGTCGGCGGCCTCGCAGATGTCGTCCCACGCGGTGCCCGGGCCGTAGCCGTCGTCGTCACGGAGTTCGCAACTCGCGCGGCGGCAGATGGCGGCGGCGACATGGATGGCATCCGCATCCGGATCCTGCCGCCGGTCGGCGGGCAGGTCGTCGCGGATGCGGGCGAGCAGGGCGAGCGCGTCGACGCGGGCGCCGTTGCCGTTGCCGGGGTGCAGGCCGCGGCCGATGGTCCGGTCGTCGGCCTCGGTCAGGTGCCAGCTGTCGAGGATGCGGTCGGCGCGGGCCACTGACCCGGCCCCGGCGACGCGGGGCAGGTCGGCGCGGAGCTGGGCGGTGTCGGCCGGGGTCCAGATGGTGGTGAGGCCCGCGGCGGCGAGCACAGCCGCGGTGTCGGCCCGCGAGACGGCGGCGGTCACAGCACACTCGCCGGGATCTCGGCCGCGCACCTGCGCAGCTCGTCGGCGACCGTCCGGTACGCGAGCGCGAAGCTGCCCCCGACGACTAGCTCAGGGTTGTCCTGCAACGTCCGGGCGTCGCGGGCATAGGACTCGGCCCGGTCGCGTAGCCACTGGGCCACCGTTCGTACGTCGGCCGGGGTGTCCGGTCGGGGGGTGTTGCTACGATCCGTCATTGCGAGCTCGCCTCCAAGTGGTCTCGTGCGCGGCGCCCCGTGTACGGCGGGGCGCCGCTTCATTGCTAGGACTGGGCGGGGTGTGCCATCCGGACGGCGACGTGCCGCCACTTCACGTGCAGGTTGATCGCCGCGTGGGCTTCGCGGGGGTCGTGGTACGGGCCGACGGTCCGGCCGCAGTCCAGCTCCGGGCAGGACCGGTACACGGCCGGCTCGCCGATGGCCGGAAGCGCGGCGAGGGTGGCGGTCATACCGGCATCGCCAGCCGGCGGCAGCCGATGACCGTGCCCGCCTCGTTGCGGACCTCGTCGTAGGGCACCAGCAGGTCGCCGCGGCCGAGCGCACCCTGGGCGTGCGAGGCCAGCGCCGTCGCCAACGAGACGACGTACCAGGTGCCGGGCGCCGGGTCGGGCAGGTGGTTGACGTGGTGGAACTCGACCAGTTCGACCGGGGCGTCGCAGCCGCGAAGGGTCGTGTTGCCGAGGTCGATCTGGCCGACCCGGGCGACGGTGCCCGATGGTGGGATCTCGTCGATCTCTGCCATGCCTTGCTCGTCCGGCTCGGTGAGGTAGAGCCGGATCGGGTGCGGCGTCAGGTTGACGATCACCGGCCCTCCCGGCGGTGCTTGCGCAGCAGCCGGGCCGCCCTGCGCAGCCGGTGCATCGCGACCTTCCGCCGCCGCCGCTCGCGGCGGGTGTGCCCCTCATGCCTCGGCACGGGCCATCTCCTTCGTCCGGGCGGGCAGCACGGGCCACTCGCCGAGCCAGCCGCACACCTCTCCCCCGCCGTCGCCGTCGTCGGCCGACTCGACCGGTAGGGGCGCGTCGGGCTCGCTTTCAACGAGCCGGCGCCATTTCTCGTTGGACATGAACATGGACACGGCGGGTGCGCCGGGACGCAGGTCCAGGGCAGTGTTGAGCGGTGCAGGTAGTCGGCTGTCGTCCCCGATGCCGAGGACGGGTAGCAGCTGGTCGTGGGTGTCCCGTTCGTGCCGGGCTAGTTCGGCGTTGCGTTCGGCGAGGTGGTGCGCGGCGGCTTCGGCTTCCCATGCGCGGGCTTCCTGCTCGTCGGCGCGTGCTTCCTGCGCGTCGCCGCGGGCGCGGGCTTCGTCGCGTTGCCGGCGCATCTGCGCGAGCCGAATGCCCCGCTCGGCGGCGTGGTCCTTGCAGGCGTCGAGTTCGGCGGCCAGCGCGGTCCGCTGGTCGGCCCGCCACTGCCAGGTCAGGTAGGCGCCTCCGGCGAACGCGGCGGCCAAGCCGATGAGCCGCCAGATCAGGTCGGCGGTCATGCCGTGGCCTCCGCCAGGTGCGGCCAGTGCCAGGTCTCGTGCTCTGTTCCGTACCGGTAGGTGGCCGCGTAGGCGGCGTCGGCGTCCGCGACGGTGGGCTGTGCGACGGCCCAGCAGGAGGCGGCTTCGGCGGCGTGGAGCTCCGCGAGCTCGCAGGTGTAGACGGCCTCGGGGGGCCGGCCGGTCACCGCACACCGCCGCGGAGCTTGTCGAGCACGGCCACGGCCAGCCGCGGCGGCAGGTGCCGGGCGACCAGGTCCGCGCGGTCCGCGCGGCCGAGCCGGGACGCGGCGTCGACCAGCCGCCAGCACTCGGCGAGGGGCAGCCGGTGCGTCAGGTCGTCGCAGAGGACGGCGTAGGCGCGGATCAGGTGCCGGGGGGCGGCCCGGGCGGTGTCCTCGGCGACGGCGAGGTCAGCCCGTGCGCGGGCCGCGGCCGCGTCGCGGGAGGCCGCCGCGCCGATGTTGGTGCCGGTCATGACGCTGCTGCTTTCTGGAGGGGTCGTTCGGCGTACCGGTGGGCGCGGGCGGCGCGTTCCACCGCGGCCGGGTCGCCG